ATTTATTAGTTTAGAATTGTTATAAATTATAGATGTTTCACGTGAAACATATTATTTTAAGTATAGTATTGTGTTATTGTGTGGAGTGTGGTATAATAGAGGGTTTGGTGTAACTAATTTTATTAATAGTGCAAAATATAAGTTATTCTTATAGATACCATAAATTTTACTTATGAATGTATCTTCACTCTATTAATTTAAAGAATGCTTGATTTTATTCTGAAAACGCTTTCATTTTTAATCTTTTTCAAGCAGCTAAACATCTACTTTTTTAGCATTCATAAAATAACTAGAATTATTTTACATAGAGGAAGCCCCCTATTTATCTCAAATCTTTTAAATTTTGCACAACCTTTCAGATACAGTAGCTCTCCCCACACACCCCAAATTCCTACCACACACCACAAATTCCATTCCCACACACCCCCATTCTAACTGTCTTACATTGCGTTTTTACTCCTAATTTAGCGGTGTTAGCAGCCTTAAAAGGCTATTCACCATCCCCTTCTTACATAAAATGATACTAACACCCCTTATTAAGCTCAAAAACACTATAATCTCACACCTATACTTCTCATATCACTCATACACTACAACCAATACATTACATAACACAAATCTTATAATTCACAAACTCAATTCCAGCCATCACAATCACTCCAATTATAATCTTCACAAAATCTTCACAATTTCCAGCTGCAAATTCACTCTACTTTTATAAAATATTTTGCTTTTTCATAGATTTTGACCTTTTTAGCTCGCTATAATTGCACTCAAAAATCACTCAAAATACAAGCTAAGACACATCAAGTTTTGTCTATAAATCATTGACAAAAGTCCCTGTGAGCTACACCCTTGCAACAATACACTCGCAGCCACTCTACTGGTACGAAAATGGAAAGTTCTGATTTCTCTTTCATTCTTCCAAAAAATCTACCTTAATATGCCCATGTAAACAGTGAATTTTTCACTCACTCCAATTTACTTTTCTCCATACTTTACTATAACTTTATCTTATCTTTATAACATTATTACCTAGTTTTTATTCAGATTTTATATTCATGCCTCTAAAATTACCCTTAATAAGCGACACATCTATATCTAGCTTTACAAGGTGGTAAACTTTATGTTTTTACCCCTAAAATCACTCATTTCAGAAGTTATCATATTAGCCCCTTATTATCACGCTTACATTGAGTTTTCAAAACAAAATCCTAAAAATAGAATACCCACAAATGCTAAACAGACCTTATTTATATGGTTTTTAAGACTTATATGACAATCACTCCCTTATCATGCGTTAAAATACCGTATGTAAATCTATAATGCTGCTTATTATGGTGTAATTCATGATACGACTATGATATTGTTCCTTAATTAAGACAAAATAAAAGACCGATACAAATTAATGTAACGGTCTGGAACTCAATTTAGTAACAAACTATGGAGTGTGATGTTACTAGTATTTTAAGACTAACTCTATAGGCAGAAGGGTTAGTCGGAAAAATATCACATTGGTGACACAGGCGGGCAAAAAGGAGAAAGCCCCTGTATCACCTTTTATTATATCACTATTTAGCTTGATTAGATAGGTCTTAAGCTCTTATCTCTATCAAAATACATTCTGACAATATCATCTAACTTGTCGATTTTATACGCCTTAGTGTCGGGATGTGTAGTCCAATAATTCACCAATGAAAATGTAGCCTCGTTATCGTATTTGATATTCTCTACAATCTTATATCCGTCAAACACTCTTCTTGTAAGGTCTTTTAACCTTGCTGATGTGTATCTCTTGTCATCTAATACTAATGGGTCGTCAATGTATTCGCATAAATCATTAAACTTCGCACTCTTCTTGCTCTTGTTTGCGTCTAATTCCATATACGTATCAATCACTTCGTCGAAACGAACTAGGTTTTTACTACCACATACACAGCACATATTCGCATAATCTGGGTTTTCTGTTCTACATTCTTTACAAAGTTTCATATTAACCATTCTCCCTAAGTAATTTCCTAAAGTTTTCATATAAATCCTTTTCGTCTTGAGGTATATGATTAGACCAAAATTCTAACAACCATGCAATAGCTTCGTAATCGTATTTAACTTGTTCCATTCTCTTGAATATCGTTAAATCACCCTTAACACCTTCATTAACTTTAATATTAACAGCTTGATTTTGGTTCTTAGGTTTATCTTCGGTTACCTTATCTTCTGGTTCTGGTGGTAGAATATCTAAATCATTGCTGTCAAGCTGCTGCTCGCTAGGATTTATATCAACAACACCAAATGTTTCGGTTAGCTTATACGCACAAAATTTACAATATATTGAGTCATTATCGTTATTGTTATGACAATTTGGACAAATCATAGTTATACCTCCTATAATCATTCGGTTTATACTAAAATTACAACGTAGTGTTAATTATATCGCTGTAATAGTTAATATTACGTGATAATTACATGTAAGTTGTAATATATCTTAGGCTTTAATTAACTTATAACAACGTAGGAATAATTAATATCTGTTACTTAATCATATTCCTATTTAGTTCTGATAGTTGTTTGTATAAAGCTCTTTGGCTTTCATCAGCATTAGCTACCCAGAAGTCTAGTAGTCTTGCTAAGGCTTCGTAGTCAAACTTAATACCTACAACAGACTTAAAAGCTGTTATGTCTGCTTTAAGACCTTTGTTAATTCTAAAGCCAGCTTGTTGGTTAACTAGATTCTTGCGTTGTTTCTTGGCAGCACCTTCTTTTTCCAAGATGTTCTTCTGCAATTCAACCATAGACATTTCGTTAACATCTTTTACTGGTTCTTTTTCTACTACCTCTTCTTTTTCCTCAGCCTTAACAGGTGTTTCTTTCACTTCTTGTTCTTCTTCCTTGTAAGCCTGTTGTGGAATAGAGTTCTTATCCATTTGCCTAGACTTAGCCATCTTAGTTAAAAATCCACTTTGTTTCTTCTCTGCCATGATAATTCCTCCAATATTATCCTAAAAAGTCGTTAATTCTTTGAGCAAATTCAGTAGATACTTTGCGGTATACGTTCAATACTTGAGTATCGAATCTATCATCTTCACCAATACCTTGAATATGGAATCTCTTTATACGTTCCATGTTAGGCACTACATCAGAAAATACTATTTCTTCACCCATGTCATTCTTTACTTGTTCCATAATAGCCAAATCAACAGAACCACGTCTGTTATTTAATACAGCTAATAGACCCAACAATTCGATAGATAGATTATACTTAACTTTCAAGTCAACCAACTTATCTATATATACCTCAGCACCTTTTAGTGAACCACTTTGTGTTTGCAAAGAGATTAATACAAAATCTGCAAATACGATAGCATTATCTCTGACTTCACCAATTTGAGGTGGCATATCCAAAATAATGACATCATAATCTTTTGTTAATGGGTCTAACAATGGTTTCAAGAAATGACTTTCTTCTTCTTCTGTATCTGCGTGTTTGTATAGGTACTTAACAAATCCTTCAAAGTCTGCGTAGCTTGGCAGCAAATACAAGTTATCCTTTATTCTAACTGGAAGGTCTGTTAAATCACCGTCAGCAATACCAGACATAATAGTCTTCCCTACCATAGGATATTCTGTTGATGGTGCTTTCCTACTTACAGCGTCCCTAATACCAGTATGTATTAATGTTTGACTAGCATTTGCCTGTGGGTCTAAGTCGATTACAAGTGTTTTAACACCATTCTCGGCTAATATATAGGAAATCAAAGTTGAGTTAGCAGTCTTACCAACCCCACCCTTTTGATTACCAACAACGACTGAAACAGCCTTGCCTCTTTTTGCAACAACATCTTTTAGTTTATTAAATACAGTTTTATCGTACTCCATGTTTTTCACCTTCCAGTACTCCTATTTACATCTTTCATTATATCTCTAAAAAAGTTTTTGTCAACTACTGATGAATTAAATTTCACGTAAGATATATTAACTCTTTAACTCTTTTATCTTGCGTGAAAATTAACACTTTAACACCTACATGATATTATCACATAATATAAAATAACTCTTTAACTCGCAGATGTTTTTAATTTTTATATCCTACGTTGTAAATTTTTAAAGAAATGCCTTTATATCAGTACTTAGAATTAGGTTAATTACAACGTGGCTTTATTTATATTATATCAACGTATATCTTAGGCTGATATAAACTCTTTAATCTATTTGACTGTTAGCTCCTAGATATTAATTAATTCATAATAACCAACTATTAAAAATATAATTAAACTATATCCTTACCCTTGCTAAAGATGTAAAAAGTTAATTACTATCTCCTAATTTAACCCTACTATTCCGCTTTCTTTTGTGTTATATTGAACATAAGAAGTAGGGTAGGGCGGTTATATATACTACGTACGCTGCGTACATATCTCACATCTTATAACTCTCCGCCAGACTTCATATAATCGCTTGTGAGCAACTTTAAAAATACATGAGTGTAATTAGCCAGACTTCGTGTAAAGTGCTCAAAACGATTTAAAACATGAAAAAACTTAACATGTCTTCATTTTCCTGGTAAGATATATTATGCTAAAGAAATAACCCACGTAATTACCTTAGATAACTACGTGAGTATATATCCAAATAAATTGATAGAATTTTAGACAAAAAAAATAACCGTTAGTTTTGGCGAACTACGGTTGATAAACAAATTAAATAAATCTATTAAATTATCAAATAGCTTACGTTTTGGCGAACGCAAGCAACACAACAAAAAAAAAGAAACGAAGGTGATATTAAAATCATTAACCACAGAACGAAAATTATAAAGAAAACCTTAAACAAAAACAGAAGGGTATTCTTATATGACTAACACTTAATAAAAATCAACTAAATGAAATCAGATGACAATCAATTAGGTGGAAATCAAAAAGTATTCAAATGTGATTAACGCTTCTTTATTGCGTTACCTATATTATAGCACATTGCTTTTTGGTTTTCATCATAAAAATACTTAGTACGGAAGAAGGAAAATAATTATGATGGAATTAAAAGGCGAAGATACAATGGGACGTGCATTCGTTTCTATAAACACAGATTTAGTTAACAATCCAAAGTATAGAAGTTTAGGAACAACAGGTTGGTTTTTATATTCCTTGTATGAACAACGTCAACAAGTATCACAATATCATAGTTTGAACGGGGATAAGACATTTACAGACAACAATGGTGCATTTATCTACTTCTCCAATGAAGAGGCTGCAGATATCTTAGGTGTTTCTTTGCGTAAATTAACACAACTACGCAAGCAACTTATCGAATGTGGTCTTATTAAAGTAGTTCGTCATGGTTTAAGAAACTTCAAGATTTATGTAAATCAACCAGAACTTACACCAGATGATGTTGAACTAAAAATGAAATGGTCTAACTTTAGTTTTGAAAAGAAAGAAATGGCTCAAAACGTTGATACTACGCTAGTAGCAAATAATGCTAGTGACTACTCGCAAAATATGCCAATAAATCAATCTAACAATAATCAATCTAAATCTAATATTACAAGAGAAACAAATGAAACAGACACTCCCGCACAAAAATCTGGTGTACAACCTGTTTCTCAACCCACTGAACAAGATTTGGACGATATGGCAATTAAATCATTGGAAGAAAAGGTAGCTCCTGTATTAACTAAATCTACATTTGGACGTATTAAGACACTATCACAAGGTAGTTACAGCAAAGCTAAGTGGTTTGTAGACACTATCTTCAAGGCAAAGAGCCAAGTTGAAAGCAAGTTATTATCTAGTGATACATGGTTGTATTCACCAGCAAGTAAGGACGCTACACGTTTTGAAACTAATGAATTGTTGTCTAAAGGGTTGGAATCTGCATTATTACAAATCGCTGAACATGTATATCGTGGCAAAGAAACTATCAGAAATGCCAGCAGCTTTATCTATGTTTATATCCGTAACTTCATGGCTAGTGCTGTAAGAAACTACATCAAAGACAACTATGAACTCGTAGAAGATGATGAAATTGAATTAAATATGCTCATGAATTTCAAAACACCAGCAGCTTTTGTAGCCTAAAACACTAAAGTTTTATACCGAAAACGTGAATATATATTGACTTCTGTTTAATTTTTGATACAATAACAGGTATAGAGCGTTGTTAAAAATGACAATAAACAGTTTATGTATATGTGCGAAATATACATAAAAACATCAAAAGTGTTAAAAATAACTACGCTTAAATCACGAAAAACTAGCATAATAAGCTAAATTTATCTTAAAGTGAGGCATATCTATTTGGAACAAATTAGTAAAACAGAACGAAAAATCGATGCGATTAAAAGCAAATACAAAGTTGGAAAACCGAATGGTGTACTTGAAAGCTATTCACGCTTACCATTCTTTAAAATTCATAGGTTCTTCCTTGAAGCAGATGGTCGTGTTATCTACTATGGTGACGAAGGTAGATGTTTCTTAAAAATGCAAGATGTTGGTTTGTATTTTTATCTCAACATGATTGCCACAGAAAATGGTGTAGATAGTTTTTCAAGAGTTCAATTATTTAATAGTGACGAGATAAGAAACTCTATTAAGGATTTATTAAGCAAATCCAGTGGTGACTCACGTGCTTCAAAAACTATTCGTGACTCCTTTATGAGATTAAAGGCTGCTGAATTAATAGTGTGTGACATTGATAACAGTACAAGCATAGAAAGTTACCACAATATCAAAATACCACATAAACATAATACGTATAAAACTAAAGGGTTCTTCCGTTTCTACTATGTTGACATACAAAAAGCCATAGAGAAAATTAAAGACGGTGTGATAGACCTAAGTACTAGAGATTTCTTGAATTTGCTAGGTGTTTATACAGTTTCATCATTAATATTCTATAACGAGCATGGGAGTAATTATCTTGGCAACGGTATTGTTACAGTTGACAGCTTTTCTGTGTCTAGGTATGCCAACAGAATTGACTTTACATTTGGCTTAAAACTAACAGGTGGTGTAAGAAAAAAAGGTGTAAAGGAATATATGGATATTTTAGAGGAGCTTGGGTTAATGGTATCTATGGGAGTGAACTCTAAAATGTACGAAAATCGTTTCACGCTTTATACATTTCCAAAGAATATTGGACAATTCTATAAGATTATTGAAGATATTTATGAACAAATGGGTGAAGAGTAGTCATTAACATAATGTACCCTTGTTTATCAATTTTAAAAGTTTAGTAGGAAAAAAATCCTACTTAAAAAAAATTACGGTATTTAATTTGAACACAAAAGAAAATAAAATGTTAAAATTAACGACACTTATTTTTCTAAAACCGTTGATACGACTGGATTTCTAAGGGGAAAAGAAGAAAGTAAAAGAAGAAATATATAAACATAAGAACCTATAAATAGGTTTATAATATCTGGAATAGAAGGGAGAGATTAATATCTCTAAATACTATACTACTACTCCTAATACTAAAAAATATATAGAAGCTACTACTCATTATCTTAATGCTAAATACTTTCACCTCTTAAAGAGAGGAAAGTATGACTATACTAATTCTAGTATGTTTAAACTACCTAAGATTAAATACAATAAATATGATGATATAACCTTATTTGATTTTGGAGTTTACACCTATATTAACTCATTAACAACCAGATATTATGATTACACTAATTATATTGAAATGACTAATAAGAAAATGTTACTCCAAAGCATTAAGATGATTTTTGCCAAAAGCAATAATCACAATCTTCGTATCATGCCAAAGGTAAAAGAAACCATTGACAAATTAGAGAAGTATAGACTGCTTGATTTTGAACGTAATAGGGTAGCAATACCTCTTGTACAAGAAAGATATACTTATATCCCACATATTGATATTGAGCATATCACCAATGCAATGCTTGAAACGAACTACAAACACATGAAGTATTTCGAGGCATTAGGTACTTATGCGTTAATGTGTTCAACCAACTTCTCAGAAAATACTAATAGGCTTAACTCATCAGCAAATGGTATTGTCATTGCCCCACGTTCAGTAAGAGCTTGGACAGCAGCGAAGATTAATGTAATTAAGTCTGATATTCCAAGCAAAAGGAAGCTGGATAAGGAGGAGCAAGACAAGTATTCAAATCAAGTCATTGATAATGCTCTTGACTGGTTAGAAGATAACAATCTCGTAGCAACTGTTCATATTTACGACTATCATCCCAAATTCCAAGATTTTAGAGAAACAACCTACTACACTTCATTCAGAAACATAGAAGGCTTATATTATTTTTATGAAACATATGCTAATTCAGAGTATAATAAGTATATAAAGCTGGATGAAGTTGACGCAATGAAGAACTATAACGGTTCTGTAAACGTCATAACAGAAGAATACTGCCAGCAGATGAACGATATTATCCAAACAATCTAAGAGTCTAGAGTATAAACACTATAACATGTTCGAGAGTAGCCCTAAAATCATTTCTAAGACGTTTTAAATCATTTCAAGTATAATTATATTAAAAATGGTTAAGATGTCTTAAAACGTAAATTAAACGGTAATTCAAATTCAACAAATAAAACACCAAAACTTCATACCAAAATCGTGAATACATCTTGACTTTATTTAGATACAATGATATAATTAAGTTGTTAAATGCGTAAGGACACATTACTAATAGCGGTAGTGTGTCCTTTTTTGGTTGGTCTGAATGAATAAATAATAAGGTGGGTAGTTCCTAGTATTTTTAAGTTTGATAATGATTTAAAGTCTTACGCTGATAAAGCTAAGTACATAGAAGATACATTTGATGTAAATAAATTGAATAAAGTGGTAACTAATAAAGTTAAAGGTGGAGAAAACATATCTGACACAAGTTTTGGGAACTTCTTAGATGATGTAGCCAACTACCTTTTGGAAAGTAAAGACATTGACTCGGGTAGAAAAATTGAAGATACATTCTACCGTAATGAAAAACATTATAAGAGTTCATATGCAATGGGAAAAAACACAGCTGTTGATACGGATTTGACTGAATGGAAGATGAATGAACAAACCATTGAGGATAGCGTGTTAGATGATTACTCCAGTGTCAATGGTTACCTGAATAGATTGTTTAGCACAGATAATCTTGACAGAATGGAAATTAGAAAATTAATAATGAACATAGGTAAACTCGAAAAAGTTACAAGTAAAGAGTTACTATCAGCATTTGAATGGTTTGAAGATGTTTTGAAAGATAGGCTTAGTGAAAAAGACTTAGATTTCGTTTCTCTATTCAAAAAATACGACAAGATAGCTGATATTTCAAAAGAATTAAATGTATCATCACAAGCAGTAAGCAATAAGCTGACTAGAGTATGTGACAAAATTAAGAAAAATCTACAAGAAAAACAGTAAGTAGGGTAGGTGGTGAGTGATAAATGACAGAACAAATCATCAAAGATTGGCAAGTTCCAAGTAGGGAAGAAAGAGAAACGATTTTAACCTACGAAGAAGAAACTAATCAATGGCACATCTACAGTGATGTTCCAAAACATGCTCGAAAGTATGAGAAATTCATTGATGAAAGTAAGAATCACAGAAAAGGCTACAATATCAATGGCGGTCAATTAGCAATGATAGATGGATATGTTATTGGTGGAAATGTTGGAATAAGAAAGAAAATGAGTGATAAAGAAAGAAAAGCAATTTCTGAAAGAATGAAAAAATTACGAGAAGAAAACAAGTTATAATTCGTTCTAATTTCCAAAGAAATCAAGGCTGGGCTTTATTAGAATAACGTAACATACCTTTCAAGTATAATTATACTCAATCGGTGTGTAGTCCATAGAATGTACAATAGGTTGGAAGAAAGAACATAACAGTAAAGGGTGTAAAGTAATGAGCAACAAAATAGCCGACAAACAACGTGCAAAAGAAGCAAAGATGGCTGAGAGTATACATGATTTCCTAAAAAGTGACGAGATGATTAGGTCATTTGTATTCGATGAAGGTGATTATGATGAGGAAATATTGGCATTATTAAAAATGCAAGTGCTTGATGATGAAGGAAAAATTGTAGATGGTGTTTACACTATTCTTACCGTAGAATATCTTAGCAATCTCAAAACAAACCTTAATATGCGTTTTGCTGGTATCTATAATGTCCAAAAAGATGTATTATATATGGAATATTATAGAACTGTATTTAAACCATTAGATATATTTACGAGTAATGATTTTTGGGTAAAATGGACAAATGAAATTTCACGAAAATTCGACTTTGAGCTTAAAAGAAAAGCGGTAGAGCGTGCCGCTGATATGTTTAAAGCTGGTAAGTGGAAAGAGGATTATAAAAACAAGAAAAAAGTTGAGAAAATAATCATGGATAGAACTGTTGCCGAAATAGTTCATGGTGAAATGGAACAAAGCCATAACGCTTTTAGGCAGTATTTCGGCGAATATTATCAGCCATCTGATAGACTTTTAGCGCTTGCGAGTGTTAATGAAGACTATGTCGACAATTATGTTGATAGATTATTGGACGAAAACACAAGTTTCGTGATAGAAGAACTAAAAGAAAAGATATATCAAGATTTGAAGGATAATTTCGTATTGAGTTTTGACTCTGAGAGAAATTTGAATATGTTTTCTGAGATTAATTCCAAGTTGAAGCGCAATGAAATAAAGAAAAGCTCAATGCTGGATATAATCTACGTAAATAATAAAGGCACAGAGGAGATTTTAAACAATATCAACCCAGAAATTTTCCAACAATATTTTGAAACAAAACGGTTGTCAGATTTAGTAAACTATAATGTTCGCACCCTACCAGCTGACAAAGCAGATAAACTATGGAAAAATGAGATTAATATTAATGATATCCAGAAACTTATTCTAAACGGTCAAGTCATTTGGACAAGATATAAGGCAGACATGGAATAGTAACCCTAGAATAGTCATGATTTTTCGTGATTATTCTATTTTTTTTGAAAAAATTTGGCAAAAATGTCCTAAAAAAGTGTATATATTACACATAACTTTGCAAAGTATATAGAAGGAGGGTTTGCTTACTTCCAATAATGTAAGCGTTTCCAATAATAATTAAAGTGCCTCACGAGAGAGTGTGAGAGCGAGAAAGAGGTAAATTTTATGTCAGTAGAAACATTAAATAAAGCAGATTTTGTAGCTAAGTTAGCTCAAGATAACCAAATTACAAAGAAAGTTGCAGCAGAAGCATTAGAAATCGTTATTTCTGGTGTTAAAGATGTTTTAGCGGAAAACAAGACATTACGCTTAACAGGTTTTGCAACTTTTGAAACAGTATACCAAGAAGAACATGAACGTAAGTTAGGCTTCACAGGTGAAACTGTTACAGTACCAGCTGGTTATCGTCATAAAGTTAAGTTAGCTGAAAAGTTGAAGAAATAAGAATACTTGAAAATACTCCTTTATCTTATGGCTACAACATAGCATGAGATAAGAAAACCAACGTGAGAGCTGTGAGAGGGTTTAGGGTTCAAATCATAGCCATATTTAATATATCGCAGTCCTTCTGCGATTTCATGAGCATAGACCAGTAGTTGAAGACACCTCCTTTTAAATAAAAACAGCTTAGCAATTAACTGGATTCTATGTTTTTGAAATCGTAGAAGAAAGGAGAAGAGAATATTTGAAAGAAATTATTCAGCTCCGTTGCGACATTAAGAAAATTATGAATAAAATATCAGTTTTAGCAAATAAGGCTGACTTAGATATTCATGATATGGCAGACCTAGAACGTTACGCAAAAACTTTGAATAACCTAGTAAATGCACTACATACATTAGAATTGAGAGAGAGTGATAGCTATGGCGAATAGAGAAGGTATATGCGTATTCTGCCACAATAAAAAGAGTTTGATTGATAGCAACAATACTCTTTTATCTGAAAATGGTTTCGGAGTTTGTCGAAGTTGTTCAAATCGAAATGTTGAACTAGAAAACAAACAATCATTTATTGATATGTGTCTTCTACTCAACATGCCTTTCTTGATTGACAAATACGAAAATACGGTAGAAAGCGGAAAGAAAAATGTAGCATGGTCTACTTACAAATCACGCATTAGCAAGGTTTGGACGGATGGCTTTGCTAGTTCCATTTTTGAATACGAAGACCAAGATAAACAAGAAGGATTCGTAATAACTGATGAAATGAAAGCTCGTTGGGGTACGGGCTATGAAACTAGCGAAATTGAAGTTTTGGAATTGTCACTACGAAACCTTTATGCAATTAAAGAACCAGCAACCAAGTTTGAGGTTGAAAAATACATCTCCAATGTCAAGTTAAAGATTGCTTTAGATAGAGCGTTTGAAGAAAATGATGTGAAGGCTATCCCAGCGTTACGTAAAGCGTACGAAGATGATTGTAAGACATTGGGACTAGAGGCAGTATTAAATACCAAAGAAGATAAGATTGAAAGCGTGGGCGAAAGCATTAGACACTGGGAAGCAACAAAGCCTGTTCCTACTCGTAAAGAGTATGAAGACGTAGATGGATATGCCGAATACTTAACTAAGTGGTATATCACCCCACTCAAACGCAACTTCGGTATGGCAAGCGAAGAAGAGGTGAATGAATTGTATGCAGGGACAGAGTAGTTATCTCCAAAAGAAAGCCGAAAATTTCGCTGAATGGATAGGTTTTTACAGACAAAACCCACATCGTTTCATGGAAGACTATTTTGGTACTCATCTGCATCCATTTCAACGTTTCTTATTCTATATGATGAATAAGGACGATAAATTTATGTATATCGCAGCACGTGGTCGATTTGGTCGTCTAGTCAAGTAATTGGTTAGATTATTAGTGCGAAATTAAGCTGGAAACCTAAGTCGAAAGATATGGTAATCAGAACCGAAGGCTAGTTTTAAAAGACTAGACAGGGGCAGAGCATAGCAACTGAAACTCACTGAGAATATAATGTTGCCACGAGGTCGCACCACCCTAGCAAGTCAAGTTGTGGGTGAAAAGATATGCCATTCCTAGTCGAAAGATTAGGGCTGAGAGATAAAAAACTCTCAAGCTCATATGAGTAAATAGCAAGGTGAATTGATTTGCCTAGTTTAGTAGAAATATTAAACCGTAATCGCAATAGAAAACTGGAAGCCTAAGTCATTTGATAAGGTAATCAGAGTGGAAGGTTAAAGGTAATATGTTAACCACACGCAGAGCATAGTGGCTGAAACTTGTAAAAGAATATAATGCCACCAAGAGATTGCGACATCTAAACAAGTTAAGTTGTAGATGAAAAGATATGCCGAACTTATAGGAAACTATAAGAAATAAGAGATAAAAAGCTCTTATGGTAACAAACTGAAATCGTTCTTGATTGCGTGGTATTGCATTGTTCGCTGTGTTTTATATCCAGGAACGAACATTGCACTTGCCGCTGGTACAAAAGGACAGGCTGCAAAAATAATATCTGAAAAGATTGACAAATTCTATGATGAAAATGCAGCGTTGCGATTTGAAATAGGGAATAGACGAGATAATATCAAAACAAGTTATAACGAAGCATACGTTAAGTTTAAAAACGGTTCTAAGATACAAGCTGTAACTTCTAACGATAATTCACGTGGTATTCGTGCCAATATCTTAATTGTTGATGAGTTCCGTATGGTTAACAAAACAGTATTAGACAAGGTTTTAAAGCCATTCTTGAACGTAGTTAGACAACCAAGATATTTAACTTTGCCAGAATACAAAGATTATCCAAAAGAAGAAAACAAGCAGATTTATATTTCATCTGCATGGTGGAAATCACATTGGTCTTGGGACGAATTTCAAGCATATTTAAAGAAAATGCTTAAAGGCGACAAATATTTCGTAGCAGATTTGCCATATCAGTTATCAATACATCATGGTTTGTTAACAAAACAGATTGTTAATGATGAAAGAACCAGTGATAGTTTCGACCAAAATGGTTTTGATATGGAATATGAGGCTATATTTGTTGGTGAAAATGACAAGGCTTACTTCAAATTAGACAAGTTAAATAAGATTAGAACATTAAATAAGGCTTTTATTCCACCTACAAGTCGAGAATATTTAGAGAATAAGAACTTATCACAACCTAAAAAGTTGTCAAATATGCCTAAACGTAGGGATATTGATGAAATAAGAATTATCTCACTAGATATTGCTCTTATGGGTGGTAATAAAAACGTTAAAAATGATACTTCCGCATTTACATGTTTCAGATTAATAAGAGATGGTGATAGCTATCGTAGAGAGGTTGTTTACCTTGAAAGTATTAACGATAGTATCTCCAGTCAGAATTTAGCTATTAGATTGAAACAACTATATAACGACTTCCAAGCCGATTATGTAGTAATGGACGCAAACGGAAATGGTTTAGGTGTTTTTGACGCATGTGCAACAGTTCTACACGACCAAGAACGTGATGAAGATTATCCAGCTTGGGCAAGTATGAACGATGAAGCAACTAATGAACGTACAAAAACACATGGTTTACCTATTGTATATACGGTTAAGGCTTCCGCAGCATTTAACAATGAAATTGCTCAATCACTAAATTCAGCTATTGAAAGTGGGAAATTGAGATTACCAATTAACCACATTGAAAAGCGTGAAGATTTAGTTAACTCTGGTGGTTTCTTAAAGAAGTCAGTAGAGGAGCAACAAAAAGAATTGTATTCATTTAACCAAGCAACAGCTCTAGTTAATGAGTTGGTTAACCTAGAATACGAGGTGCGTGAAGGTAAAATCCGTATCAAAGAAGTAGGTACAACAACAAAAGATAGATATAGTTCTATCGCATACGGTAACTTCTATGCTAATGAGTTGGAAAAAGATTTGAGAGCAGAAGAAGCTAGTCGTAATTTATTGGATTTTATATTTGTATAAGGTAGGTGAAGATGTGAGAGGACAAAGAAAAAAGCCAAGACGTAATTTTAGAGCTAACCAAGCAAAACGTGAAGAATTTGCAAATATTGTAGCTGACCCTAAAGCTGGGTTAAAACCTACAACCACTGGAGCTACTGAAAAGAGTAACGTTGCTACTTATCTGCAACGACCATATGATAATGCACCACAGATAGCTGCGACTATCCGAGATAGTGTTAATAAGTATGGTGTTTTGGCTAAAGTAATTGATTACTATCAATCATTACCCACATACAATTTCGCAATTAAACCTATCTTAGGTAATAAAGTCTATGACATAGACACAGTGAACATGCGTAATGATTATATAGATATTGCATACGCATTAGAACAATACAATATCAAGTATTACGCACCAATATTCTTTAGGGACACACTTATAGAAGGAGTTACTTTCTACTACAAAATAGAAGACTCAGACGGAATATCATTTATGAAGTTTCCTATTGAATGGTGCAAAATTCGTGGTATTGAAAATGGTGTTTATCGCTTTATGATAGACGTCACAAAATTCAAACAAGACTTTTTAACAACATTACCAGAAGAATTGCAAACAGCTTATGAGCAATATCAAAATGGTAATGCAACTGATGAAAACTCTTGGTACAACAACAGATATTACTTTGTATCAGAAAAAGGTGTGGCATTTACATTTGACTCTAGTGCATTAGATTATGGTGGCTTAGCAGTTTCACCGTTTGCTGGTGTATTGCTAGATATTATGTCTGTGGCACAAGCTAAAAACAACGTCGATATTAAAGATGGTATTGACACCACTCGTATTTTACATTCTAAAATTCCAGTCGATAATGACGGTCGTATTCTTATGACAGCTAAGGAAGCTAAAGTTTACGACAGTGCAATTCGTTCAAGACTTCCAAAGGGTGTAGTCAATGTTACAACCCCTACTAAATTGGAAAACGTTCCTTTAACCAATTCTGGTAATACAAATGCTCTTGATACAGTTAAAAAATCAACCGAGCAACTATTCTTTGATGTTGGTACACCAGCCCCATTATTCGGTGGCGATACAACAAGTGCCAACATTGTCAAAACTTCCATTCAAAAAGACGCAAATTGGGTTTATACAAACCTATTCCCATTATTAGAGAACTATTACAACAGTGAAATAGCACAAGTTAAGACAAAAGGTAAGGTTAAGTGGGCTATTAAGTTCGTAAGACAAACAACTTTCACCTTAAAAGATGATGTGGCATTACAAAAAGACCAGTTGTCTTATGGTGGTTCACGCTTGAATTACCTTGCTGCTAATGGTTTCTCACCTTCTGAAATAGTTTCCCAATTAAGTTTTGAACAACAAGCACTAGGTATTGACGATTTGATGATTGTAAAACCAACATCTAACACAATCTCGGCTAATGAAGTGAGTGAGCAGGGTCGAGGTAGACCAGAAACGGATAATCCGACTGATGATACTGATAGGTTAGATGGCGAGAAATGATAGTGGAGAAAAGGAAAGTTAGAAATGATTAGATTAAAAAACATTAACCTTCCCACTCACTTTGAAATTGGTGAGGTTGAGCCCGATACCAGATTTCAAAAGGTTAAAATCTATATCGCTCATACAGGGGAGAACCTTAATAATTCAGTCTTTTCAAAAGAAGTATTAGAAAAGATGAGCCCTACTCTAGCTCATGTTCCTATCTTAGGTGTTATCGGCAAAAACGGTAATGATGAAGATGATTTTAGAGGACATGGCAAAGAGATTACATGGAACGGTCATGACATAGAAATCAATTTTAAGACCAATGCTTATGGTTTTATCGGCGAAGACCACAATGCTCACTTTGAAGTAACGGGTGGCAAGGAATGGTTGGTAGCAGATGGTTATCTATGGACTAGATTTGATGAAGTTATGGAATTGTTTGAAAACTCAAATGGTTCTAAAGGTCAATCTATGGAAATTATTGACACTGACGGATATATAGACAATCAAGGACGTGTAGTTTTTGAAGATGGCAAGTTTGCTGGTTTATGTATCTTGGGTGATGATGTTCCACCAGCTATGACAGGTTCAACAATCTCAACAGAGTTTGAAAGAAATAAAATTAAAGAAACAATCAAAACCATGATGGCTGAATTTGCAGCCCAGAAAGGAGAAATGGTCTTGGCTGAAAGCAACAAGAAGGAAAACAACGAAGAAGTTGTTGAAGACACAGAAAAGCACGAAGAAAAAACAGCTGAAAAAGAAACAGTTGAAAAAGAACCAGCAAAGGCTGATGTTGGTGGCAAGTCTGAACTAGAACCCAAAGATGATGGCGAAGAAAAAGATAGTCATGACTCTGGTACAGACGACCACGCAGAAATGTCCACAGAAGAACCTAAATCAGATGACGATAAAGATGAAAAAGAAGACGTTACTGATGAAGATGATGAGGATTTTTCATGTGGTGGTTCAAAGAGTAAGAAAAAGAAAGACTTTGCAGATGATGAAAAAGACCCAGAAGACACAGAAGATGAGGGTAGCGAAGATGATGAAAAAGAAAAAGGCAAGTCAGAATTTGAATTATCTCTTAGAAATAAAATTGGTGCTGTTGAAAGTGCTGTGGACGCTGCAACAGATTATTGTGCGTCTGTAGTTGATGTATTTGATACACACGCAATCATTCGTTCATGGGGCGAAGATGACAAATACTACGACTATAACTACTCATTGAATGCTGATGGTTCAGTTAAATTGGGTGAATACACAGAAGTAGTTCCAACTTATTTAACACTTGAAGAAGTGGCAAAAGTAGAAGCTCAACGTCAAGAAGTAGCAGCATTGCAAGCACGCTTGGCAGAACTTGAACAATATCAAGCTGACAATGAAAAAGATAAAAAACAAAAAGAATTGGATAAATCCAAATCATTGATGAGCAAGGAAGCATACGAAAGTATTCAAAATAACTTCTCTGCTATGTCATTTGAAGACGTGCAAAAGGAAATTGCTCTTACTCTTTACAAGTCTGGAGCAAACTTTAGTGCAAATACAGAAAACAACAAAAAGGTAGCAGTACAAGCCCATAACTTTAGTGAAGATTTTGGTTACGGTGCTGCAAACGCTTTATTCCATAATTAGAAAGGACAGAGTATTAAATATGGCACAAGTATTTTTAGATAGAGTAGCTGCAACAGCTCACGTAGAATCTATCGCAATCAAAGAAGAAGTTAAGCCAGGACAATTCTTCAAATTAGGTGTGTTAGACGCTGATGGAGAACGCCGCTTGGTAGAAAAAGCAACAGGAAATGCAGACGCAAATGTATTCTTAGCACCAGAAGTAATTAGCTATGGTGACCCACACTTTGACGTAGCAAACGTTACATTGAAAGACGGAGATACAGGACGTGCATACCACAAAGATGAAGGTACAATCATTTCTGTAACAGCAGACCTAGCTAAAGGTGTATCAGTTGGCGACCATGTTGACGTTGGTGACGCTGGTTTAGGTTTCAAGAAAGCTTCATCTGGTAACGGTGTTGGTTTAGTAATCGGCAAAGAAAATCATGGTGTAGATGGCGAAGTATTCGTTATCGCATTTGGTTAATGAAAGGTAGGAATTAGATTATATGGCAATCGAAATGAAAGATTTAGCAAAATTAGCTAAAGACGCTTATCATAATCGCAACCTTGAATTTAACAACGTTTCTGCTTCTGACGCAATGCGTAACGCTGTTAAAGACGCTTTGGGTGGCGAATTTACATCAGTATCTTGGGGAAAGAACAAATGGGAAGTATTTAGTATCTTACAAACAGCTTTAGATGTTGTTATCCCAGAACGTTTGAAGAACCAATTAGACGGTTTCGCAGACTACCGTACAGCTAACTTGGGCGACAAACCATTGTTCACATACAATGACCCTAAAGCAGTTCGTGTAGGACGTATCGCTGGTGGTGCAAACGACATGCGTAGACAAACAATTACAGGTCGTTCATTCACAATCGAAACAGAATGGTATGGAGCAGCTGTATATGCTGAATTTGAACAATTCATGGCTGGAGATATTGATTGGACAGACCTTGTAAATCGTGTCGCTGACGGTTTCGTATCATTTATCGAAGAACGTATTGCAGAAGGTTTGGAACAATCATACACACTATTAGGTGCAAACGACAAAATTGAAGGTAGCTTAACACTTGATGGTCTTGTTAAGTTAGCACAACGTATCAAGATTAAGTCTGGTGGTAAAGAAGTTGCTATCTATGGTACAGCTGCTGCATTAGCTAAAATCGCTGCTTTAGACAATGTTCAATTATACAGTGGCGACATGAAGAACGAACTTAACCAAAAAGGTTACTTAGGAATGGTTCGTGGCTTGAAATTAATTGAAATTCCACAAGCATTTAAGACAAACTCAGATGAATTTGCTATTGGTGATGACAAAGTTATTGTATTACCAGCTGGCGAAAAGATTGTTGGTGTTGTTACAGAAGGTACAACAGAAGTGTACGAAGCAGACCAAACATCTAACACATCTATGCAATTAGGATTTGCAACACGTAGAAAACTCGGTGTTGGAGTATTGCAAATGCGTGTTTACGGTATGGCTAAATTAGCTTAATTATTGTAAGCGATTACATGGTAAAGGTTCGACTCCTTTATCATGTTTAGAGATTTTGGCAAAACTAAGAGATAGGAGAGTGAGCTGTTTTGGCTAGAAATCATGAAAGAAAAAAGAGAGTAAGAAAACAAATTCCAGCAGACGTAGAAGTCACTGTGGCAAATAACACAGATGGAATGTTTGAATATCAATCACCTAACAAGGTTTTAACCTTGAGCATGGAAAAATATGGTGATGAAGAATTTGTAAATTTTGAAGATTTACGTCAGTTAAAGAGGTATTTAGAAGACTTTTCATTAGTCATTGTGGACGTAAATTCTGATGAATATTCAGTTATTGATATTGCACGTAGTTTACGTGTGAACCGTAGTTATGAAGAATATTTTAAGTCTATTCTTGGACTTTCAGATGAAGAAATGGAAGAAGAATATGACATTGACCTAGAAGAACTTGACGACTTTATCAAAGATAGCACTTTGGAAGAATACAAGGTGCAATTAGAAGGTCGTATCAAGAAAACTATCATTGAACGTTCTGTTGCATTATATCGTGAAGGTGAATTAAACGATTATAGTAAGCTACAAGCATTGAAAGCAACAAGACCAGTAGATGAACGAGAAACATTTCTGGACTATGTTAAAGGCTAATCTTCCATTGGAAAGGAAGTGTTGAACCATTAATAAAAATTATAATAAATTAAATAAAAGTCTATCAGAAAGCGTAAAAATATAGGTAGTCTTTAAGACAATAAATCCAAAACCATAAAACGTCTTCATTTTAATATGAATATATATTGGCTTACTTCTATAAAATTAGTATAATATAGAAGATAAAATTATTATACCAATTTAGTGAAATAAAGTGAGGTGGCATATATGATTAGAACGCAAAAAGTAAGACTTTATCCAAATCAAACCATGAAGAAAGTTCTTGATGATTTATGTGATTATCGTAGATATTGTTGGAATCAAGGGTTGGCTTTATGGAATGATATGTATGATAGTTCCTTAATTTTAGATGATAAAAAGCTGAGACCTAATGAGTACAAGGTGAGGAAAGAGTTGGTAGCTAATAAAGAAGATTGGCAATATCAATTATCTTCCAGATGTTTGCAGTTAGCGAGTGTAGACTTGGGCAAAGCGTGGGATAACTTTTTTAATAAGGCATTACCAGATTGGGGCAAACCTAAATATAAGTCTAAAAAAGCTCCTAGACAAGGTTTTAAAACTGATAGAGCCAAGATTGTCAACGGGAAACTAAGACTTGACAAACCACACAGAATCAAAACTTGGTATGATATTAAGTTTAAAGGTGCTAAGAGCTTAGATGGTGATTTAAAAGTTGTATCAATCTATCGTGAAAATGGTAAATACTGGGCTAGTTTACCTTTTGAAGTTGAAATAGCTAAGAAAGATAAAACTTGTAAGAAAACAGCAGTTGATGTTAATGTAGGTCATTTCAACTATACCGAAGGTAAAGTTAATACATTGCCTAATCATCTAAAGAAACTCTATAAACGTATCAAACATTACCAACGTCAGTTGGCTAGAAAACGTGTTGTTAATGGAAAGAAAGCTACTCAATCGCATAATTATGTTAAAACGAGAGCCAAGTTACAACGTGATTATCGTAAAGTGGCTAATATCCAACATGATATTATTCATAAATTTACAACTAAATTAGTAAGTGATTACGACAAAATCGTAATCGAAGATTTAGATGTGAAGAAAATGCAGATGACACACGTTGCTTCTAAAGGTTTACACCGTTCACAATTTGGTTATTTTAGGCAAATGTTGACCTATAAAGCTGATTGGTATGGTAAGGAAATAGTCTTAGCAGACCAATATTATCCAAGCACACAAAGATGTTCTGAATGTGGATATATCAAGACTGGCGAAGATAAAGTTGGTCTTAATGGTAATCGTAAGCATGGAACAAAACATAACGAATATATTTGTTATGAATGTGGTTCGATTATGGATAGAGATGAAAATGCAGTTATGAATTTATTAAATTTAGTAGCATAAAAATACAACGGGGTGGGCTACACCCTTATGCTATCAGAGCTAGTCAATGTCATTACCCTTTAGTTAGGATATGGGAATACTAGCGTTGACGGTAGTAAATAAAATCTAGGAAAGGAAAAACTATATTTCTTTCTAATAATATAGAACTAATAACTATTGGTCTATATTATTCTACATTTTATATAGCGAGGTGTTAGTCATTGGATAACGAAGAAGAAAAAGTAGTAGATGGACAACCTACTACAAATGAAGAAGTAACAGCTAATGAGAATGAAACGGTGGTTGAGGAAGAAAAGCCACATACAAGTTTTGAAGAAGTATATAAGCTGTTTCTAAATTCTATAGACAGTTATGAACTAGCTGCGATTGCTCAAAATGGTGATGATGAACTAGACGAGGTATTACAAGGTTTTCTGAGTAATGCTTTGGGTAGATTTGTAAATTATATTGCTAAAGATTTACTTGATGTTGATTACGAAAAAGGTCAATTCAATGTTGAGCTTACAAGATATGAAGAAATCATGTTGGCTAAGGCTATGAAACTGGAATGGGTACTTAACAAAAAGTATTCAGAAGAATTAATGGTTAAAGCTATTGGTGATAGAGATTATGCAGCTGTTCAAGGTTATAAATATTTAGAGCAACTACAATCTATGGAAAAACAATTAGTTAAAGAAATTGATATTATGGTACAACGAGTTGAGTTTGGAAATCCAGATGTGTTAGGGGATATGGCTTAATGGGATATTCAGATATGTATCTTAGAAGAATGAAATCTCTAGGTGACAATACTTATGAGCGTAACTTTAAGCGTAAAGCACACGAATATAAGATTTATTCAGAAAATACATTGAATAGATTTCCTTGTTACATTGACGGTCGTAAAGAATATGCTATATTCCAAGACCATTCACAAGCTAACAATAAAGACTTGTCAGATGATAAGTATCTTATCTTAGACAATGATGTTGAATGTAACGTTGGTAGTTATCTTCAATGGGACGTACCACAATGGGGGAAGTCTGAATGGCTTGTATTTACAGAAGAACATAAAACAATTCCAACTCATCAACAGTTAAAGATTAAAGAAGTAAACCAAAGATTGAAATGGATTGTAGATTATAACGGTCATAAGGTATGTAACAACGGTGAAGGCTGGGGAGCATACGTACAAAACCAGACATTATATACACTGGGTGTTAGCTTTGCTGGTAACTATACTTCATTGGTTAATGCCAAGATGATGTTATATCTACAAGACAATGAAGAAACAAGAAAATTAGGTATCGGGACTAGATTATTTATCGGTAGTAACGTTTATAAGATTGAATTTGCCGATAATATCTCTCGTGTAGGGTTGATTAACTTCTTACTTGATGAAGATACTAAGAACCCAGAAATAGATAACTATGAACTAGGGATAGCTGATTATTGGCAAAAAGATGATTACAAAGATAAAGATAAGGGTGGAAAAGATACGACACCTACAAATCCAGATACAGATGATAAGACTAAAGATGATGAAAATCATGATAATACAGGCGATACACCAGAAGAACCTAACCAGCCACAAATTGACTGGAAGATAGTCGGTGAAGATAGGGCTAAGTTAGGTAGAAGTTATATATATAAGACTGTTTACACTGATGAACAAGGTGTGGAACAACCTTATAACGTAACAGAATGGGTAGCTGCTGATATTGAAGATTTACCATTCACTATCCAAGATAGAACAGAAAATACCTTAGCAATTAGGGTTAAGAAAGATAGAAGATTGGTAGGTCAGAAATCAAATATCATGGCAAAAGACGCTAATGGTGTAGTTAAGAATTTAGCAATAACTATTGTAAACATGTTCTAGGAGGAAGTTTAAGTGAAAAGTTTAAAGATTAAACCACAAGTATTTAAACATTTAGATAGCAATACGGAACTAACCATCAATTTGATTAGTGGTATTAAAGAAGTTCAGTTAAACCCAGAACATAGTTATAAATTAAAAATCAAAAACAATACAGGGTATCTAACTGAATATAACTTAGAAATTAAGGATAATCAGTTAGTCCTAACAACAGATAAACTAAAAGACTTTACACCAGATGATTACGAGGTTGAAGTTTGGGATAGTTACAAAGATAAAGACAGTATCTACCCAGATGAAGACTATGGCACATTCAAGATTGATAAGAACGTAGCCGAAGTTGACGGTAAAACCATTCCTGTTATCACAATCGAAGAATTTAACAAACGCATTGATGAGGCTCTTAAAAAGGTTGAGAGTATAGAACAAATCAAGGGTGAAAAAGGTGATAAGGGCGAAAAAGGCGACAAGGGCGATACTGGTGAACGTGGTGCTGATGGCAAAGACGGTGCTGACGGTAAAGATGGTATAAATGGCACTAATGGTCGTGATGGGGTTGATGGAAAGAATGGACAAGATGGTAAATCAGCTTACCAAATTTGGTTAGATTTAGGCAATTCTGGTTCAGAACAAGATTTCATCAATTCATTAAAGGCAAAAGTCGAAAGACACGCACCAACTGGGTATGTGCTAGACACAAGCACTAAACCATGGAAACTTCTATTTGATAATGGTTGTATTGTATATAATTCTTTGTATTGGAATAACGATGCAATATTTAGACCAGACTCACCAAATCAACTTAGGAAAGGTGGTTTTCCAATATATTCAATTCCAGATACAATTATGAATGTACTAAAAGGATTGATTTTATATTCGGGATTTAAAAATTCTAACTGGGAAGGTGGCTTTTTCAGTGGTACAACAGTCGAAAATCCAATTAATAATGGAGATAAATATAACTGGGATGGGACTAAAATAAAAAAAGATGGTACCAGTGCCAAAAATCGTGCTATATTTGCTCGAACAATCTATGAGTTGGGTATATGGAGCGACGAAATCGTTGAAGAACTTGGTGCAGTTAGAAAGGGTGGTAATTAATGATATATATATTCTTTTATAATAAAGAAACATTTAAATACATTGGTGCAGATACCATTGCTGATGACACTCAAGTGCCAGCTAATGCAACTTTAGTTGAACCTGTTGATGAAAATGGTGTTGGATTGTATGACCCAGTATGGAATACAGAAACACAAACATGGACTGGTATTTCCGAAAGTGAATGGTTAAAGAAACATGGTGTGGTTGAAGAACCGTCCCTAGAACAAAAGTTACAAGCTAAGCAAACGGTATTAATTGCTGGTTTAGCTAAAGATGTTAAAACGCTACAAGGTGCAGTTAAAACATTGGTAATGCAAAATGCAATGAATGCTAAGGGGGACAAGTAAAATGCAATACAGTTATGAGTTCGTAAAAGAGTTCTATGATTTAGGGCTATTCACAAAAGAAGATATTCAGTTATTGATAGATGTAAACCAATTTAGTAAAGATGATTATTTAAAAATGTTCCCACAATAAAAACAAGGGATAGGAGGGTAAATTTTGACAAACATAGGTATTGATACTAGAGAAGACAGAATGAAAGATGTACGTGCTAAGTCAGAAGAAAACTACAATCCTATGATTGTTGACCCTAGCACAGTACCAGATGAAAAACGTGTAAAACAACTTGGCGACTCTGGTATGACAATGGACAGACGTTATCCATTTCAACATCAAAACTCAATTATGAAGATAGTTGATTGGCGACAAAAGATTATGGAAACGTTGTGTTTGGATAAACAAATCGGTAAGTTGTTGAAATATAACACACCAGACGCTTTGGATAGACCAGACTTAACCGAAGATGAAAGTTACGATTTAATTAATCAGAACATCTTTAGTTATAGATATATTCCACAAACGGTAGAAACACAAAAAGCATTTATTAGTTTGGGTATATCTGGTTTTATCCCACAAGAGTCATGGCGACAATTCTCACAACAATTCACAATGGGTTACATTTGGTTCTATATTTTGAACGATATATCAATTATGAATACCGATTATGGCGATAGACGTGACCTATTACTAATGCGTGTATATGACTTGTTCCAAGACTCTGATGATTATGGTATGGGACATATTAAAGAAGGTAACTTAACAGAACTATTCGACCAAAACAATAAATTCGGTGGTTATGTATTACAGATGAAAGTTATTGACTTGATGAGGTAATGACTATGGGGATTAACTATACAAAGTTGATTTTAGGTCGAGATGTTGAGTATGAGGATAAGTTCAAGATACACGTACCAAAGATTAAGGAAATTATAGAGAATGGCGAAAGCGAGTTTATGATGAAGGCTAGACCTTTCACAGACTCAGTACGAAAGATATTCTCTGGTATGCCAGAAATCGTAGATGAAATGGAGAAACAATTTCCATCACTATTACTACTGGCATTTGATGAAGAGGCAAATAATGAAGTAGGCGAATTGCTTACTGGTAACAAGATTTTGCTTAGTGATTATATAATTGAGAGCTTAGCTTATTGGGTAGAATGTGACCCAGAAGATTTCCAACTCTTACCAGCTAGTAAAAAGATAGTTAGTGAGAAATTAGATTGGATTATAGATGTAGAAGAATATGAGAAGTTCGCTGACTACATCAAGGTTATAACCCTTTATCAAGAGAACCCAGATTTGATTGCTCCTAAGAATGTAGCAAGCAATGATAGGAAACTTGATATATGGAAGAAAGTTTACGCTGGTCGTTTACAGAAACAACAGAATGATAGTGGCGGTGAGTTCGGGGATAAAATATTGATTTTACAAATCTCAACTGGCTCATTTATGACAGCAGACGTGATTGAAAACCTAACTTACTACCAATTCGTAAATATGCTAAATGGCTATATGGAACGTGAGGCACATATGGAAGAATTAGCATTCTACACATCAAGCAAGTTCGATACTAAAAATATGAAATTAACTAGCTGGCAATCTAAAGTCAAGCTAATTAAAAATAATAAAAATTAATACCAAAGGTGGTTATATTATATGGCAACATACGCTATGAAAGACGCTGCTAACTTTACAGTGATTGATAAAGCAACAGGTCGTATCTTCTTCTATGCAGATTACGCAAACGCAACAAACGCTGAATATAAGGCAGACCGAGTATACGCAAAGAAGAAAAATAACAACGCAGTAGCATTTGACTCTGGACGTCAAGGTACATTAACAATCGAAAGTGAAATCTTTGACAACAAGTTACTTGCTATGGTTATGGGTAGTGATATTGAAGAAGGAGAAGGCGACATCTTCAAGAAAGAACGTCTACAAAGTTCTGTTTCTAAACAATTAAAACTATCATTTGTTCCTAAAGAAGGTACATTGTCTGTATTCCAATTAGATAGCGATGGAATTTCACACAAAGTTGAAGTTCTTGAAAAGGTAGCAAGTGGCGACCAAGCATTAGCTATGCCACAAGAAGTTGCTGTTACAGCAAAAGATAAGACAACTACAATCACATGGAACAAAGTTGATGGTGCTGCTACTTATATCCTATATCGTGATGGTTCTAAAGTTGCTGACGTTGCTACAAACAGCTATAACGATACAGATTTAGTTCCAGAAACAAAATACAAGTACACAGTACGTGCTACAAGTCCAGAAAAAGGACAATCAGCTTTATCTGCAGAAGTTGAAGTAACAACAACAGCTTTAGGTACAGAAGAAGCTGGTGCAACAGTTAAAGCAACAGAACCAGCTAAGCAAGCTGCACAAAAAGCTGCTACAGCTACAACAGAAGCTGCATTGACATACGAATTAAAAGAAGGCGGTTTGGTACAATTATCAGACGCAGCTCCAATCAATGCAGACTTCGTTGCATACTACGAAACAAAAGTACAAGGTGCAAGCAAATTAACTGTTTCTGCTGACAAGTTCCCTAAGAGCTTTGAAATCTACGCAGACGCACAAATTCGTCAAGTTGAAACTGGTGAAGACCACTTTGCACAAGTTCACTACATGAACGCACGTCCACAATCTGACTTCACATTCAACCAATCATCTAAAGAACCAACTTCCTTATCTATTAAGGTTGACTTGTTCCCAGATGAAAACAACTCAATCGCTGAATACACATTTGTTGACTAATTAAGTCATAAAATGTAAGCGCTATCATAAATAGTTTCTATCATTGCGATAGGAACTATCGTACATATTAGAAAATTGAATAGAAAGTATTCATGAAATAAGAGAGATTAATACGTAGAGGAGAGATTTCGTTGAATGGCTAAGAAGACTATTAAATATTTAGAAAACGGAGAATACCATGACGCTACCGTAAAAGACGTTGGGGTTATCGAGGAATTAAAGACCGAAAGCAAGGATAATTTAGTAGAAGCCATCAACGAAATCTTTTTAGGTGGTGGCAAAGGTTTTAGCGACCTACAACAAAAGGTAGATGAGAGTACGCAAGCCGCACAAAATGCTCAACAAGCTGCTGATAATCTTCAACAAAAACTTGATGAAGTGGCTCAAAATGTTGGGTTAAGTGAAGAAGAAGCACAAAAGATTATCAATCAAGCTGTGGAAGACGCTAAGAGAGCACAGGCAGAGGCATTACAGGCTTATAAGGATGCTCAAAAAGAATTAGATGATAGCATGGCTCAATTCATGGAAGAACAAAAAGCTATCAATAAAGAGCTAGAACAAGCTAAAACCGATATTCAAGGCGACATAAACCAAAAGAATACTGAAATTGAACAAATTAATGCGGTTATTGAAAGCACTAAGAGTGATTTAACTGCTACGTCAGCTCAATTAGCTAGTGTTAGAAATGACCTAACCAATGCACAAATGGACTGGGGTAAGGTTAGAACAGAAATCACTAACATCAATGGAAAGTTAGATAGTAAGATGTCTAACACAGACTTTGATGAATATAAAGAACGCATTGAACATAACGAAACTGAAATTACTCAAACTAAAAATGAATTACAATCAAAAGCCACAAAGCAAGACTTAGATGTATTGACAGGTACTGTTACAACTCAAGGAAGTAATATCATACAGTTGGCTGGCAAGATTGAACAGAAAGTATCTAAGGACACTTTAGCCAATGATATTGATGATTTCCAAGTCAAGAAAGCCAATATCTTTACAGGTACAAGAGAGTTCATGGGTTGGGAATTTAGCGACAAGGCTTTAGGTAGAGTTAATAATGATAGTTATAATCATACTAAAGTAGCTGAATTGCATAACGGTTCTAATCTAAGTATTACAGTAGATGGATTGGAAGTTGGTAAGACATATTCTGTTTCTATCTTTGCAAAGGTAAGTACTAATAGTAATACAAGTGGTGTAAGAGTTACAGTAGATAATGGGAAGTCATATTCGGGGCTTATGAAGACTGTATACACTCCACATGATACTAAAGTTACAACTGATTGGCAAAGATACTACGCAACTATTGTGGCTAGTGCAACCACAATGAAGTTTGTTTTTGATAGAAGTGGTATGACAAGTGATATTACGTTGTATCTAAATAGACCTAAGCTAGAAGTTGGTGAAACTGTTTATGCTTGGGAAGACAATGCACAAGATATATACAAGCGTGTAGAACACACAGAGGCACAGTTTGATGTGTATAACGACCAAATTAGTGGAATTATAAAGAAACAAACTGAAACAGATAAGAAAATAGAAAACGTAAGTAGCACATTCACACAAAGAGCAGATGGAATTGAGGCTAATTCTAAAAAGTATACAGATGATAAGGCTACTGGTTTAGCAGGAGAATTTAGTGGCAAGTTAAGGGCTACATCAGAACAGTTAAGTACTGAATATGAAAAGCAAACAAATGCTAAGATAGGTGCTTTATCTGACGGGGGTAGCAACTTAATTCTAAACAGTTCATTCCTTGTCACAGATGATAATGGCAATGCTACGCTTGAAAACTGGAGAGATGTAAGCTCTAAGGTTAGTTTAACAAAGTCTAATGGACTAGATGGCACATGGATAAAGATTAATAGAGCCACAACTGGTACTGTATTAGGTGCAAGGAGTAACTATTTCCCAGTCAAACAAGGAAAGCTAGTTGTCGGTGTAGATGTGGCATTAGACGGGACAGGTAATATATCACCATATGTTTTGAGGATTGAATACTATGACGTTTCAAACAATAGAGTAAATTATGAGGATATTACATTACAAAAATTAGGTTTATCCGCAAGTCAAATTACTAAATCTGGTAGCAATTTTAGATATGCACGTGGTATATATAAGACAAGTAATGATAGAAGTGATGTAGCTAAAGCATGTATCGTAGTTCCAGAAACAATCACTGGATATGATATGTATCTAACTAATTTCTTTGCTAAGTTTTCTGATGTAAATGATGGGACTTATGAAGTAAACCCATTAGACCAACAAGCTAGTTTAATTAAGCAAAGAACAAAGATTGAACAAGACTCTGAAAAGATTAACTTGCTCAATACACAAACAGAAAAACTAGGGAATGATATTAAAGCTACTAATACAAGCGTGAATATATTAAAAGGGGAAGTTAACTTAAAGGCTTCACAATCGACAGTAAATGATTTAACAAATAGAGTTGCCAAAAACGAGGCAGATATTAAGGTATTCCCAGATAAAATCAAGAGTGAAGTTAGTGAAGTAAGTAAAAAAATTGATGGGGTTAATAACAAGGTAGATAACATCAAGGTTGGTGGAACTAACCTAATTCCACATTCAGAAGTTGATACTATCAGGGGTGATACAGATTATTGGGTATTCAGTACAGGAAACATCAATAATTATGGTGGTAGATATAATCCAACAGACAAGTCCCTTGAACTAGAAGCCCATATCAAAGATACAAACTATCAATTTTTGCAATGGCAACAACAAAATAATGTGTTAATGAATACGGAATTAGCACATTTACAAGTTGGCGATGTATTAACTATTAGTGCAGAAGTATATATACAAAATCCTAACATGAGTGGAAATATCACTCTCGGTTTTAGGGTCAACCCTAGAACAAATTATAACGACTATTTCTCTACTGAAAGAGCAATTAATTTACGTGACTTAAAATCTGGTTGGCAAAGAGTTAGTGCAACAGGAACGATTACGCAAAAGTATCTTGATTGTATGAATGACGTTCAATTAATGCGTATTTTATTAGCTGCTAACGGTTTGAAAGAGAACAATAAGGTTGCTTTCCGTAAGATTAAAGTAGAGAAAGGCACTATCGCAACAGATTGGTCGCCAGCTCCAGAGGATACAGACGCAAACATTGAGTCGGTTAAAACAGTTGCAACGCAAACTAAAGATGGATTTGACAGATTAACTGAAAAGACTGGCTACAACGCAAGCACAGGCGAGTTCTCTAAAGTTACTACACAAATTAATGAAGGTATTAAAGGTGTAAGTACACAGGTAAGTAGTGTAAGTAATAGGCTGGATAACTTGAGTGTTGGTGGAATAAATCTATTAAAAGACAGTTTAATACCATTAACTGCAAGTGATGTTTGGATAAATAACAATGTATCTAGTCAAATAGTTAATGATTATGTAAGAATACGTGGAATTGACGATAACGATAACAATCGTATTTATCAATCGTTCTCAAATAATGGATTAAATGCTGACGACTATTATTCAATTAGCTTTTGGGCTAGTAACGATGGCAATGATGAAGAATTTGATGTACAAGTAGGTACATGGGGTTCATTACAAACAGTTCATATTACTGGTAGTACGTTGAAATTATATAAGTTAGAAAATGTATGGTTAGGTGGAAATCCCATATTCTCGGTTGTAGTACCATTTGATAAAGTAGTTAGACTAAAGAAAATTAAGCTAGAAAAGGGAACTATAGCAACAGATTGGTCGCCAGCACCAGAAGATTTAGCAACCAAATTACAACTCAATGATATTAGTAGTCGTACCGAGTTCTTACAAGATAATGAAAAGTTCTTGTTAAGGGTAACACAGGCTGGTGGAGCAACAAAAGCCGATGTCAATAGTGCTAACTCTAAGATTGGAGATTTATCAACCAGAGTTAAAAATACAGAAGTTGCAATTACATCTGGTGGGGTAACCATAAATGGTGATACAAAGATAGGTGAAGGCTTTACGTTAAGTGCCGATAGAATTAAAGCTGGGACTATGCAGACCAAAGGTCTTGTTATGAGTAATGAACTTGGTTCAAAAATAGAGTTTACACAAGACGGATTAGAAATTCAAAAAGCTGACAATAGAGAAGCGTACTATACATTTGGTGGGCAAGGCATGGACTTTTGGCGAATGTCACGTGACGAAGCTATGGATGATTATCCCGACCATCACAAACCAGGGTATGTTCATCTGGGTAGCATGATTGCTCTTGATAATGAGTATACAAAATCGGTAAACAGACCAGACCAACAGCATACGAACACTCCAAGTAATAACAATGGTATTGGTTTTGTTCTTGATATTACGGGTGGTGCTGATAATTTTGCTATTTTGCAAAAAGGTGCTGAATACCGTAAAGGAGAAAAATGGGGAAGAATTAACTTTAACGAAACAGTTAATAACAGTCATTTTCCAATATGGGAAATAAATGCGACTGGTTATGGTAGTCATGCTTGGCTACAATCTGGTTATAACAGAGGTCGTGGAATATTCAATTATAGTAACTTATATTTCTATACAGACCCAGTAATTGGTACAGAACATGACCCAGGTGGAAAAGACTATTTCCCAATAGAGCGTATAGGTCTAGTTGGTAATGATGGCTGGGGTGGCTTAGCTGTATGGGCTGACAATAAAAATACAGTATCCATTGGGACAAATGATGAATACCCAGTAGTAGCGAATGGAATGATTATATCTAGGCATGCTGGTGCTGACGATTCTGTTTTTGTTGGTGGAGATGGAAGACAGTGGCTTAGATTTATTAATAGAAGAAATGTTAGAGCTGATGTAGACAAAAAAAATGGCTCTCATTATACAAACTTTTTAGGTAGTGTAGAACTATGGGAACTTAAATATGGTACATTAACTCATACTTCTCAATTAAGTAGAAAAACAGATGTTTCACCGATAGATATTAACGACCTTTCATCTAAACTATTGAGTATAGATTTGTTTAAGTACAAATACAAGTCACAAAAGGAAAATGAAAAATATCGTTATGGTGGAATTATTGATGACGTAAACGAAGTTAAGAAATACAATTTGCCACAGGAATTTATATCTACTAATGGTGAAGGAATTGATGATAGCAACTTAATTACTGGTTTGATTGCAACAGCTAAAATACAAGCAAGAGAAATTGAAAAATTGAATTTTAGAATATTAGAGCTTGAGAGAGGGAAGATTGATGGATAATGCGTTAGACAACATATTGTTTGGCAGTATGTTATTTACAACAGATAATAGATTTGTAAGCATGACTTATACAATTACGAAACTAAATATTCATGGTGAAATAGATATACCTATTGAAAAATATAGCAAGGCTATTGCTGATGAAGGTTTAGTTGGTGTGAAAAAGTTATTGGTAACAATGCTAAAAGAACAATTAGAAGATTTAGAAAAAAGTTTATCAGTAGTTGAAAAATAGGAGGTTAATATGACAAGAGAAGAAATTATTGGAAAGCAATTAGCAAATAAGGTAGCAATGTTGGAATACGAAAACACATTATTATTTGCTGAAAAATTAGAATTGCAAGAAAAATTAGCACAATACGAAAATCAAAACCAAGACAATAATAAAGAATAGAGGTAATGAATTATGGAATTTCGTACAACACAAATGAGTTACAACTTCGGTCAAGATGGTGTAACAGATAGTATTAATATCACTATCACAGGTCAAGAAGACACAAACTATATTACTGGTTCATTCAAAATCGTTAAGGAAGATTTGGCAGGTCAAGAAGCTGAAACTTTAGATGATTTAACACGTAAAGAAGCATTTAATATTTGCAAGAAGAAGTTTACAGCATACTTGGCATAGGATAGTGAAGTACTATGAAAGGAAAACTCATGGTCTATGATATTGGGGGCTATATCGGTATGATAATGGGAGCAGTTAGCTTTTTAATCGGAGGATTTACCCCAGCAACAGTGTTTTTCCTTGTGTTTAATCTAATTGATTTGTTTACAGGACTTGCAAATGCCACTAATAATGGTGAAATAGAGTCTAAGATATTTACAAAAGGTATCTTTAAAAAGGCTGGAATGTGGTGCGTAATTATCGTAGCTCATGGTCTTGATATGGTAGTCTTTGGTGGTGCTGATATAACCAGACTCCCAGTATTAATGACATTACTAGCAAACGAAGGTATTTCTATTGTAGAAAATGCTGGTAAGTTAGGTGTAACTATACCAAAATCATTAGTTAAGTATCTAGCTCAATTAGAAGACAAGTCTAATAATGAGTTAAAAGAAAAGTTAGATAATAACAAGGACGACAATAAGGAATAAACATTGAAGAAGTAAGGTTTTGCCTTGCTTTTTGTACATAATTTAATGAAAATATTTTGTTAAAATATATTGACATATTATTAATAATATGATATAATATTAAAGTTAAAATAATAATTAATAAGGTGGGATAACGTTTATTGGTTAAACTCCAAAGTTTAAAGAATGACCCAAAGAAACGAGTGGTTTATCGAATTGTAGATACTCCAACAGGACAAATTACAATTTACGAACCAACAAAAGATGATATTAAAAAGATTATTGAGTTACAAGATGAAATTGCAAGATATAACGAAGACAACGAAATGGAATTAGAAATCGCTGGCTACACAGTTATGCGTGAGTTAATTCCTATGCTGACTGATATTGAGATTGACCCAGAAATGTCTGATGATGAAGTTAGAGAAATTGCTGACAATCCTACACTTGCATTGCTTACAGTAACACATGTCTTAGAAGGTATTGTATCTGACGTTTACAAGATGTTAATTCTACAAACAGTTAATGGTATCAAGAATGATGATATTGAAGTGTTAGTAGATGAAATGAAAGACCAAGTATCTGGCTCATTGATTGAACGTATGAGTAAGACTGAAGATGGTCGTGAAGCTGCAGCAGAAGTGGCACAAGAAACAATGCGATTAGTCAATGCAAAACAAAATGAATATATTGAAGATGAAATGACTAAAGCAGAAGTAGCTAAGGAATTAGAAGAAGACCAAGCTGTTGAAGAAATCGTAAATGAAGATGATGATACATCTGATGTTGAACCAACTGAACCAGCAGAACTTGTTGACGCTGTTGTGGTAGACGAACCATCTACATCTTACGAAGAACGTATTAAGAGCAAATTCCAAGCAAACTATTCTGAACTAAACGGTGAAACTGAATAAGTGAGATGATATAATATGGTAATGTTAGAGGCAAGAGCTAATGTTGAGATACCCGACTATATGGGAAAGGTCAAGTCTATTAGTCGTAAGGCTTTGGCTACTACCATAAGAGAAACAGCTGTAAATATCATGAAGAATATTCTGGAGTATGAATTTCCAGCATATGTATCTACCAGCTCGTATATCACAACTGGTGAAATGGTTAATACGGTAATGTTTCGTGTAAGTGGAGACACTTTGGTTATCTACATTGATGGTGGTGCATTATCCGCTATGCCATATGACGCTGCTAATCATGAGTTTGGTATTCATGAAGGTGTTTCTGGGCAAGATTTCAGACATGAATTACCTGGAGTATTGAATGATGGCGGTGGTGGTATTGTTCCACACAAGGGTAGAAAATTCATGGACACCGCTTTCGACCAATATCAAGTCATTCTGATTGAGTTGTTGGCACAAGAACTAGCTGCGGCTGGCTTTGAAGTATCAACTGGCTAATTCATAAAATTTGAATTTTAAAAGTGATTATTTGACTTCACACGCTTTTTGTATTACAGTTGTAATACAAAGGTAAGGGAGTGACTGTAATGAGTATAAATTTAAAAAGCGACAAAGCTATTGTTACCGTTAGAGTTAAGCCAGAAGTGAAACAGGAAGCCAAAGATATTTTGGAGAGTTCTGGAGTAACATTGTCAGATTTCATTAGAATGTCTTTAGCAAAGGTTGTTGAAGATGGCAGAATATCGTTTCTAAATACACCAGAAGCATTAGAGGCTAAACGACAAGCTGACAATGGTGAGTATGAAGTAATAGGCGATATTGGTGATTTTAAAGAATATGTTAGGAATGTAATAGATGAAAGTAGCAAGAACTAAGATATTCGACCGTAACTTTAGAAAATTGGCTAAAAAGAATTATCCAGTTGATTTAGTAACGGATTGTGTCACAGCTGTTATCAACAAAGACAAAGAAACATTAATTAAAATACACGACCATGCTTTGAGGGGTAAGTGGAAAGGCAAAAGAGCATTTCACCCCGCAAGATTGGGAGATAAAGGTCGGAAACAATATGATGGCTGGGTCGTTATCTATGAGATAAGAAAAAAGGAACTTATTTTAGTTCTGGTCGATACTGGCGACCACAGCAGATATTAATTTCATTAACCACAAACAATAACAAAAATTGCGTTTTTATTTTTAAGGAGGAAATTATCAATCAAGCTATAAGGGAGATAATTTCATAAAACATAAAGAAGGATTAAAATACCAAAGTAACGAGCAACGTATCATTAAAAGGTACGCTACAAAGGCTCGTATGGATAAGGTAAATCCAGATAATATTAAAATTTATAACAAGTATCTCCGTAGCCGAAAGGTAAAGAATACTGATGTTAAAGATACAACATATAAGGTGTACCAATCATATATGAACATCTTTATGTGTTATATCATGGAACGTTGGGATAACTTTTACCTATTAGACGAGGAGGTACTAGAAGAAGACATGTTAGACATTATGGAGTCTTTCATGTTATTCCTACAAGATGAATGTGGGAACGGTAAAAAAGTAATCAATACTAAGTTGAGTGCTGTTTCTAGTTTCTATCATTGGGCTACTAAACGTAGATTAATTAAGGCTCATCCTTTTGCGGGAAGACTTGAACGTATACAAAATGCTCAAGAAGAAAAGAAAATAGCAGTACACTTCTTAACTCAAGAACAAATAGATAAGATAACAGAAGAATTGTCCAAACCAAAAGATAGTCTTAACCGTTATGATTGGCAAGATGAAATCTTATGGCGAATTGCATATGATAGTGCAGCACGTATTGGGGCAATTCATCAATTATCCTTGTCTAATCTTGATTTAGACAAACGTCAATTTACTAATATTCGTGAAAAGCGTAGTAAGATTGTGAATGTACCATTCTTAAAAGCTACGCAAGAAAGATTACGTGAATATTTACAATGGCGAGAAGAAAATGGTATTGATTGTGACGCTTTATTCTTTGCCCGTAAGAATGGTGAATGGACTAGAATGAGTAAACAATCACTTACATTACGTATTCGTAAGATTGGTGAAATCATTGGTATAGGTGATTTCAGACCACATAGTATACGTAAGAGTAGATTGAATATCATAGGTAAGAAGAATATTAAGAAGGCTGCTACTCTAGCACATCATAAAAGCATTGATACTACTGTTAGGTTCTATACGGAAAAGGAAGACGAAACAGCTACTTTGGATAGTATAGAAGAAGAACTAGCCAACGAATAATAAGTATGCACCGATAGAACGGTGTATATAATACATATACAAGGGGAGATAGGTATGTTTTGTACTAAATGTGGAGCAAAGAATCCAGAAGACGCAATTTTCTGTTATAAATGTGGTAGTGAAATAAGAGCGGTTAAAGATAAGGAAATGACAGAAAAACCAAAGTCATTTCATGACAATGTACAAAACAAAACAGCTCTTTTGAAAAACAAAAAATGGTTATACGGAATTATTGCTGTTGCAGTATTGCTACTAGGTTTCGGTGGATATAAGTGGTATAACAAAAATGCTTTTGCCAAAGCTGTTAACGGACATATATATAAAGTAACAGACAAGACCGTAGCACCTAAAAACAGTAGTACATTACATTATTATGTTGCATATAAAATAAAAGACGGTTCTCTATACATGCTTACATCTTTTGACAAACGTGGACAGAGCATATTAAAACAAGCACTTAATAATAAGCATATTTACAATTTTGATAGTGACGGATATAACGAATATAAAAATCAATACACTATGCGATATAAAACATCATGGGGAGATTATTATGACTATGATGGAGATTACGATTATGATAAAGAAGACATTGATGTTACCAAATATTCGGTAAATTCAAAGAGGTATTATGACGCATATCATAATGGCTGGGTTGGCTCTGACGAAAAATACAAGGTAAAAATAACAAAAGATGGATATAAAAAATCCCTAAAGGACATTGATGAGATAAGTTCCATTACAGCAACAAGAGTAGATTAATTAATTAAGCCCAATAAAATGGGCTTTTACATAGCACCAATATGTAAGCGTTTACAAATAAAATAATAAGGTGGTATTAAAATGATTGGCTAGTCAAAACTT